GCCCTTTACGTACTCGATTGCGCCGTTGACGCCGCCGAACAGGATGTTCGTCACGGCGTCCATGTTGGCGCTGAGTCCTTGCAGCAGGCCCTCGACGACGTAGCTGCCCATGCTCATGATGTAGCTGTAGGCGTCGCCGACGCGCTGGACCATGGCGTCCATGTTCGCGCCCATCAGGCCGACGTAGTCGCCCCTGCTGCCGTCGATTTCGGACGACATGGCGCCGAGCACGGTCCTGGCGACGCCGCCAATTGCGCCCTGCGCCATGCCAGCGAGCGCGTTGACGCCGTTCGTGAACCCCTCGATTGTGTAGCCGCCCAGCTCCTCCATGAGCTTGGAGGGCGACGCGATGCCGAGCAACGCCTTGAGCTGGTCGACGCCGCCGCCGACCGTGTCCCAAAGCGCATGGGCAACGTCGCCTGGGGCGTTAACGATTCCGTCTATGAGTCCCTGGACGAGGTTGCCGCCAGCCTCGCGCATGTTCTCGAAGAACCCGCCGATTTGGTCGATGCCGTTCTGTATGAAGTTGCGCACCGACTCCTCGAACTCGTTGTACTTTTCCTGGATTGCGACGAGCGGCGCCTCGAAAAGGCCAGCCGCTGCGGCGAGCATGTCGGGGAACTTCTCGCCGACGGAGCCTACCATGCGGAGCAGGGCGCCGCCGAGCTTTTCGAGGATTTCGGGCGTCTTCTCGATGATGGCGCTCCCGATTGCGAGGACAAGCGTGCCAGCGGCCTCAATCATCTTCGGCAGGTACTCGGGCAGCTTGTCGATGAGCGCCACGATGAGGTCGACCGTCGCGTCGATGATTTCTGGCATTGCCTCGGCTATGGCGTCGACCATCGCCAGGAACAGCTGTATCGACGCTTCGAGGAGCGTCGGTATCACGCTGATTATAGCTGGCACAAGCTCCTGGAGGAGCGTCGGAAGCAGCTCTGCGGCCGCGTTTATCGTGCTCACCATCGCGTCGGCGAGGGCTGGTATGATTTTCGGCGCGTTCTCCGCGATTGCGGACGCTATGGACGTGGCGATTGCCGAAACGACCTCGATGGCCTTCGGCGCTATCTCGGCGGCTTTGGCGACGATTTCGTCGATTCCGCTCTTGACCTGCGCGAGTCCCGTGTCGGAGTCCCCGCTGAACAGGTTCCCCAGGCCGTCCATGACCGTCGCCATGCCTGGAAGGAACTCGGCCATCATGTTGCGCTTGAGGCCGCTCATCGCGGTCTGCATGTCCTGCATCGAGTCCTGGAAGCGCGCCGCCGCCTTCACAGCGTCGTCGCTCATGACGCCGCCCAGCTCGTGCACCCTGTCGCGCATCGCCTGCGTGTCCTCGGCGCTCGTGTTGAGCAGCGCGCCCAGCTCCGTCGCGCCCCTGCCGAGCAGCTTGCCCGCCAGGTACGTGCGCTCCGTCGTGTCGGAGACGTTCTGGAGTCCAGCTATCGTGGCCTCGAACAGCTCCTCCTGGCTCATGCTCGCGACCTGCTCCTGCGACAGCCCGAGCTTCTGGAACGCGTCGTTGCCAGTCTCCGCCGCGTTCGCGAGCGTCTTCATGCTCGCCTTCATCGTCTCCATCGACGTGCCAGAGTGCTGCATCACGGCGTCCCATTCCTGGTACGCCGAAGCGCTCAGCCCCATCTTCTGGCTCATCTTGTCGACGTTGTCGCCGTACGCGGCGACGTCCTTCGCGCTGCCAACGAACGCCTTCGCGGTGCCGCCGACGGCGACCGTCGTCGCGGCCATCGCCGCAGCGCCAGCCTTCGCGGCCGTGGCGAGCTTGGACTTGACGCTGCCCGCGATTTCGCCGATTTTCTGGGTCGCCTGGTCGTCGACGCCAATCTTCACGAACAGTTCGAGGAGGTTCATTCGCCCTCACCCCCATCCTCGGCTATAGCCGATGCGATGTCGTCGACGACCTTCTCGGCGTCGAAGTCGCGCGCCGCGCCGCCCCCCGTGACGAGTTCGTAGTACCCGACCGTGGTCCCTAGCGCGAGCTGGAGGTGCTTGGCGACGTACACCCTGTAGACGCTCTCCACGTCGTCCGCTTCGAGCCTCGCCAGCGCGTAGCGCATGAACGCCCTAACCGACTCAGGCCCTCGGTAATCGCCGAGGGCCATCCATGCCTTCCTGTCGTCGCGACGTGCTATCTTGATAAAAAACCCAGCGACTCCGAGTCTTCGAGGAGCAGCTCCCTTATGTCGGCGAGCAGGTCGCCGCTCTCCTCGTACTCCGCCTGCGGGACCCCATTCGCGAGGGCGAGCAGCGACACGATTGAGTCGGCGTACCTCTCGTCGCGCAGGAGGGGCGGCAGGTGCCTGCACATGACCTTCCATGCCGCCTCCGTGCCGTCCGACGCCGATTTCCTGTAGTCTTCGAGCATCGCCTCGACCCGCTCGTCGCCAGACAGCGCGTCGGCAAGCTCCATCGCCTCCGCCGCCACGGCGAGCGCGCGCTTGCCCTTGATGTCGCTGAGCTTCATCGTCCCCCCTATTCCGTCGGCTCGTCGGCGCCAGCCTTGACGTACAGGGCGAACGGCGGCTCGTCGATGTTCTCCATGTCGTAATGGCCCTGGAAGTCGAACGCGAAGTCGCCTTTCCCTGCGTCGTTTGATTGGAGCTGGAAGCCCGTCGTGTTGAGCGCGTTCTTCAGCTCGATTGCCATGTAGCCGCCGTTCACGTTCCCGTTCTTGTCGGAGTAGTCGCCGACCCACCAGACGGACTTGAAGTCGCTCGCCCCGACGTCTGGCTTCGGCAGGTACGTCGTGACGCCGCCCGTCGTCGTCTTGGAGAACGACCCGAGGAACGCCTCAAGCGCGTCGGGGTTGGCGGTCTTGCCAGTGCCGCTGATGTGCGGGTCGTAGCTGTCGAGCCTCTTGAGCTGCTTCGTGTTGGCTGGCACGTTGTCTATGTCCTCGCCGAAGTCGGAGTACGTCGGCGTGGAGTTGAACGCCGCGCCGCCAGACGTTGCGACGAGCGCGTGCGACTTGATTTCGGTGACCGTCCCAGGGTCGGTCGGGTCGAACTCAGTGAGCAGCATGCCAGCGTTCAGCTGGAGGTGCTGGAACGCGTCGGCCGCGATTTGCGTGAATCTCATGTGCGCCTCCTATGCGCTCAGCAGGTACTCCACGTTCACGTTGACGTACCTGCGCTTAATCTTCTCGTCCTCGCCCTCCACGCGGACGGCCTGCGCCCACGGCGACCCCTTCTTGAGCCACAGCATCCCGCCGTCGCACGCGAGCGTGACGCCGCCGATTCCAAGCGCGTCGCCGATTTCGCGCACCTTGGCGTTGAGCCTCGCCTCGGAGTCGGTGCGGTCCCAGAGGTTGACTGGGACGTTGACCTCGCCGCCGCCCCACGTCCCCACGACGAGGTCGTAGGTGATGTAGGGGAAGCCAGCCCACTCGTCGTCGCCCTCGTCTGGCGTGGCGGTCGCCGCGTAGGCTGGGACGCCGAACGAGTTCATCCACTGGTAGAGCGCGGCCTCGGGCGTCATTCCAGGCTCCATTCCTCGCACTGGTACTGGTTGAACTGGAACGACGCGGGGCTGGGCGTGCTGTCGTTGACCTTGGTCACGCGGAACACCTGCCCGTCCGAGTCCCGCCTGAAGGCGTCGTGGAAGTCCAGCGTCACGTTGCGGTCGGTCGTGACCGTGTAGACGCCAGTGACGCCCTCGGCCTCGGCGATGCGCGCGTTGATGCTGGAGTTGAGCACGATTGCCGCCTCGAAACCGATGGAGTCGGCCCACTGGGTCGACCATCCGCCCTCGCCGTCTGGCACGCGCGTCTTCTCCACGAGCGTGCAGGGCACCTTGAACGCGTCGATGAGCGTCATCTGTCACCCCCTACGCCCAGTCGCGGGACAGCTTGCGGAACGGGCGCAGGCGCGCGCCGAACTGCGCCTGCCACGCGGCAGCTGGGGCCTCGTTGCCCTGCGAGCCGCCGCCCTTGAGGCTGTAGCTGTAGCCGCCGAAGCTCTCCGACTGGTACGGCCCGCCGATTGCGTCGGCGTTCGACTCGCACCACTCCGAGATTTCGGCGCCGAGGTCTTCGAAGGAGCGCGGGACGACGAGGAGCACGACCTTGCCGTCGAACTCCTCATCCCTCATGTCGGTGTCGGGGTGGAGATGGAGGCCGTCGTTGAGGACGCTGCCCTCGACCCAGTAGTACTGGCCCTCCTTGGGGCCGTCGACCGACAGCGTCCCGCCCTCGACCTTGAAGCTCCCCGACACGGTGCCGTACGGCACGCCGCGCGGGTCGCGGTCGAAGCGGTTGTTGACGAACCTCATCATCTCCTCCAGCATCCGCTACTCCAATCCGTAGCGCGCGGCCAGCGCGTCGACGAGCTGGTCCTTGCGCGGCTTGCTGGGCGTCTCGACCTTGTCGAGGACGCACAGCTCCACGAGCTGCTTGACGGTCATCCCCTCAAGCTCCTCGCGGGTAGGGCGCTGGGGCGCCTCGGCGGCTTCTGCGGCGCGTTCCTCGTCCTCGGCGGGTTCGGGGTCGCCCTCTGCGGCTTTGCCGCCCTCTGGGGCGTCCTGCACGGCCTCGGCCATGATTCCGTATCCCGCGCGGTTGATTTCGGCGACGCGCTCGGCGGTCGCCTCCCACTCGTCGCCGACCTTGCGCAGCGGCCTGCCGTCTGCCTTGAGGTCGCGGAAGTCTTGGTTGATGCAGCGGATTAGCATGTCACCCCCTTAAGCGCCAGGCGTGTTGGTCACGGTCGCGATGAAGAGCGACTGCGGCGCGTAGAGCACGGGCATATACAGCGCGGAGGCCTTCGTCCACAGGACGGCGGGGTCCTTCTCGGCCCACTGGGTCATGTAGACGAACGGCGACTCGCTCGACTGCGAGACCTGCGCGAAGTTCGCGATTTCGACCTCGGGCGGCGCGCCCCACAGGCCAGTGCCCAGGCGCATGCCGTTGACGGTGCCGAAGAACGTCACCTTGTTCGCGGGGAAGTAGCGGTGCGTGGTCACGACGGGGCGGTTGTCCGAGTCGAGCTGGGTCCACGGCTCCGCGTACTTCAGGTCGTCGACGATGACGTTGGTGATGCCGAACTCGTCGGCCAGGAAGGCGAGCAGCGCCTGGTTGCGCACGAGCACGCCGTCCTGGGCGTTGCCGTTGATTGCCTTCATGACGATGGAGTTCTTGCGCAGCGCCGTCAGGAAGCTGCGGGCGCAGACCATGCCGTTAAGCTCCACGCCAGCGTCGGATGCGGCGTCGACGATTTCCTGGAGCTGGGTCAGCGGGTCCTTGGCGGCGCCGTTGCCGACGTCGAAGGTCAGCGACTTCTGGGCTGCGGGCACGCCGTAGTCCACGGTCAGGTCGGCGTTGTTCTCCTTGATGGTGACGACGCCAGACGCCATCAGCTCGGAACGTGCCACCTTGGCGCGGGTCACGACCTGGTCGGCCAGGTCGGCTACCTCGTCGCGCATGACGAGGCGGTACAGCTCGGACTCCTGCGTGATGCCGCGATGGATGAGCTGGCGCAGCATCTCGGAGGTGTTGCGCTTGACCTTGATGAGGCCCTTCTCGACGTTGCGCTCGTCGATGGGCGCGCGCTCCGCCTTCTGGGCGATGGTGTCGAATGCGTGGAACTGGGCCATCTGCGGGATTTGGTACTTGCTCGCGATGGTGTACCACTCGGCCACGAGATTGTCGGTCTGCTGGTCGGTGAAAAGGCCCTCAAGCGGGTCGTTCGGGCGCTGGACCATGAAGCCCGTCTGGAGCAGGTCCGCCTCCTGGACCATGCCCAGGACGCCGTTTTGGAACTTTGCCATAATTGCCTCCTTGCTACCAGGGACGGGTGATTGCGGGATGCTCCGCGATTACGGTGATGCCAGTCAGCGCGGTGGCGGCACCAGCGACGGTCTGACCGCCCTCGGTGGTGTCATCGCTCAGCGGCTCGGGCAGCAGGTCGCCGTACACGGTGCCCTTGGTCACGATGGACCCCATCGCGTCGCCCTTGCTCACGTCGATGTCCTCGTAGAGGATGCCCTTGGCGGTCCCGTCGTTCGCGGGGATTACGGCGCCTGCGGGCACGTACTTCGTGCCGTCGGCGCGGGTGACGGCCTGCGCGTGGTTGGCGGCGACCGTCGCGGTATGGCGGACGCACTGCTCGTCGTCTGCCAGGAATCGGCCAGCGCTGAACGCGAGGCCGTTGGAAGAACCAGTCATGGACATGGTGCCTCTCCTTCTTTCGTCTGCCTAATCCTCAGCCTTGCCGAAGAGGTCGGCGTGGCGCTGCTCCAGCATCTTGGTGATTTCGGGGTCGGCGCCCTCGGGCACGTTGTTGCCCTTGGGCGGGTTCGGCACGTTCTGGCCGTGTTTGCCCGTTCCCTGCGGGATGAACTCGGCCCATTCCTCGGCCTCGGCCTTCTTCAGCTCCTCGTAGCCAGCCAGCTCGCCGTCCTCCACGGTCAGCTCGTCCAGCGGCTTGAGGCGCGCGGCCTTCTCC